GGGGTCGGCCGCGGGCGCGGCGGGCTCGGGCTCGGGCTGGCCGTAGTCCTGGCCGACGAGCACGCGGCGAGCGCGACCACGGCGAGCACGAGCACGGCGGATCGGATCATGGTCGGTCCCTTCCGGTTCGGCCGGGTTACCGGCGGCGAATCTGGCGCAGCCAATCGCCGTCGCTGGCCGGGGCCGGGCTCGGCGCGCGCGGCCCGGCGGGTATCTGGCCGGGCGCTGGCGGCGCGGCGGGCACGGCGGCGAGCTGTTCGACCGCGGCGGCGATGGCTACCGGGTCGGGCTCGCCATCCTTGACTAGCTTCGCGAGGTCGAGCAGCTCGATAGCGGCGTCGGGGTCGGCGATCCGGCCCGCCGCGAGCCCGCGGAACATCGCGGCGGCGATCTTAGTCGCCGCGGCGGCGGTCGCTTCGGCCGCGCCCGCCGCGCGGGCTTCGGTTATGGCGCGCTCGGCGTCGGTCATGTTCGCGGCCCGTAGCTTTGTCAGCTCGGATTCGGCGGCGGCGGCTCGCTTGCGCTCGGCGGCGAGCGACCGGCGCAGCCCTTCGGCGTCCTCCGGGTCGGCGGGTCCGCCGTTCGGCGCGGGCGCTGGCGGCGCTGGCGGCGGTCCGCCGGTCGGCGCGGGCGGGCTCGGGCTCGGCGCTGGCGGCGCGGGCGGGTCGGCGGTCGGCGCGGGCGGCGCTGGCGGCGTGGTCATCGTGTCATCGCTCCAATCTCGGGCGTCGCCGTGCATCGGCAATGCCCGTGCGCGGAAAACCCGGCGGTCGCCGGGCCGTAACCTCGATCGGCTAGCTCGCGGCAGAAATCGCACGCGCCCGATCGTGTCTCGCGGGCCGTGCGGCCCGTCATCCGTCGATCATGCCGCGCGTTGTGCAGCACGGTTTCATTCGCCGCCCGGTAGGTTTCGGACCCGGCGACCCGGCCGAGCCATTCGGCGGCGGCGTGCGCGGCGTCGGCGCGGTCGGCCCCGGCCGCGATCCGCGCCCACCATACGGCCGGGGCGAGCCCGGTTAGCTGCCCGAGCGGCTGCCCGCTCGCGGCGACGCCGATCAACCCGGCCGGGATCGCGAACGGGCCGACCCGTGCGAGCGGCACGCGGTGCGCGCTGGCCGTGAGCGCGGCGAGGTACGCGGCCGACTCGGCGGCGGCGACCGCTTGCGTGCCCTCTGTCCAGTCGGCGGCGACCTCGCCGAGCCGGGCGAGCGACTCGATCGGCCGCGCCGGATTCCAGAGCACGAGCCAAGCGACGAGCAGCCGAGCGAGCAGCCCGCCGGTTAGCCCGGCGAGCCGGTCGCGGTACAGCACGGTTAGCGGGTTCACGCCGTCTCGGTTCCGGCGGCGGCGAGCAGCCGCGCGTAAGCGCCATCGGGCGCGCCGAACGCCGTCGCCGCGGCAGCCGCCGAGCTGGCTTGCTCGGCCGCGCGCAGCTCGCGCCAGCGGTCGATTTCCTGCGGGCTCGCGCCCCATCGCTGCCACAAAACCTCGATAGGCACGTCGAGCGTCCGCATTTTAACGAGCGCGTCGACTCGCTGCCCTTCCGAGATCGTTTCGGGATCGCGCCAGATAACTTCGGCCTCGATATCGGCGGCGGCGGGATTCCCGGTCAGCCGCAGACCGCAGCGCGCGACTTCCTCGTAACCCTCGCCCACGAACAGCATCCGGCGGCGTACTTTGGCCACGAGCCCGGCTTCGGCTGTTTTCAGCGCGTCGGCGGATAGGTTGATCATCACGCCGAGCAGGTAGTGCGGCGGCGTTTTCGTGATCGCGGCGAGCATGTGAATATCCTGCTCGACCGCGGCGAGGTATCCGCCGAGATTCGATTCGGGTATCACGCCGAACCGCGCTTCGGGGTTTTCGTTCGCGAGCAGCCGATTCGCGCCGACCTGATACGGCGCGACCGGCCGCACGATCGGCTCGCCGGTTTCCTCGTTCGTGCCGATCGTCTCGCGGGCGATCTTGACGCCGGTCGCCCATATCTGGCGGTATGCGGCGAAGTCGGTCGCGACGAGCCGCGCGAAAATCGTCGTGTGTATCCGGTCTTGAATCGGCATCGCCGACTCGATCTCGGATTTTGGCCAGCCGACCGTCCGCGGTTGCGGCGTGATCTCGACCATTCCCACGAACCCGGCCGGGTTCGGCTCGATCACGGGCTCGCGCTCGTTCGGATGCCACGTCGCGATCACGTCGGGCAGTATGAGCACTTCGGTCTGTGCGGCCCTCGCCGAGCCGAAGCGCTTGTAACCGGCGACCCGGCGGCGGCGCGAGCCCGGCGCGTACAGCACGGTCGCCTCTAGCGGCGACTCGGCCGTGATCGATACGCCGCTCGGGTTATCGTCGTCGGGTTGCACGAGCATGTACGCCGAGCCGGTCGTGAGCGCGTCGGTCTGCGCGAGCTGGCTATCGGCGTCGAGCGAGTTTGCTTGCCATAGCTCCCACGCGGCCTCGCCGCCGTCGTCGGTCGCGAATCGGAACCCGGCGACCGCCATCCGTTCGGCGACCGCGGCGATCACTAGCTCGCACCAATTCGCGCGGGATTCGCGCAGGAACGCGGCGAACGTGCGGCGCTCGGCCGTGTCCATAAGCGCGAGCACGTCTTGCTCGCAATCGGCGTATGCCTGAAACAGCGCCGCGCGGCGATGCTGGTCGTCAAGTTTCCGGCTGGCGTGCTGCCGCAGGTCGAGCAGCTCGGCGTCGGCTGGCATGGTCATAACTAGCCCCTAACTAGAAACCGGCCGCTAGGTAGTCGTCCGCGGGCGGCGCGGCTTCGTGTCGTATCGCCCGGTCGAGCGCCATGATCGCGGCGACGATCGAGTCGATTTTGTCAGCCGACCTCGATTTGTCGGGCTTAAGGTTCCCGGCCGGGTCGGTGCGGACGATCAGGTTTCCGGCTTGCCAGCGGATCAATCCGCCGCCGCCGTGTCGGTAAAGCCCGGCGGCGACTAGCCGCAGAAACTCTTTCGTCGGCCCGCTCATGCTGGCGAACCCTTGCCCCATCTGCACGAGCCCGAACCCTTCCTCGATCAGCTCGCTCGACATTTGCGTCGCGCCCCATCGGTCGAAAGCGATCTCGCGCAGATCGAACAGCTCGGCATCGGCGCGCAGCGCGGCTTTAATGTGCCCGTAGTCGATCACGTTTCCCGGCGTGACCGTGAGCGTGCCGTCGCTCGCCCACGCCGTAGCGCGCCCGCCGGTCCGCCGGTCGAGCGCGGGCAGCGCCGACTCGGGCGCGAACACGCGCCAGAGCAGATCGTGCCCGCCCTCGCCGTCTGGAAAATCGAGCGCGTAGCTGGCGAGGTCGATCGTGGACGCGAGGTCGAGCCCGGCGTAACACTCGCGTCCTTCGAGGTCAGCGGCCTGGCCGGGCGCGTCGTCCCAAACCGCGAGGTCGATCGCGCGGCCCGCTTGCTGCGATTGCTGGTTGAGCCGGTATTGCTTGAACGCTCGCTCGGCGGCGGGATTCTCGATCGCTTTCGCGCACTCTGCGCGCAGTATCCGCGGGTCGAGATAGTCGCCGAGCGCCGGGTTTGCCAGCCGCCAAACCTGCTCGTCGGTCCAATCGGCGTCGATCGGCACAGTGTGCAGCACGACGAGCCGCGCCCGGTCTAGGTCGGCGTCCTCGATCACGCGCTCGGACCACGCGCGCTCGCTGGCGGCGAACCCGCTCGGGTCGTTATCGGCCGTGGTCGCGAGCACGAGCACGGGTTGCGCCCGCGTGCCGAACCCGGTCCGCAGCGCGTCGTAAAGGTTCCGATCGGGTTGGGTCAGCAGCTCGTCAATGTACGCGCCGTGCGGGCCGACGCCGAGCGCGCCGAGCGCGTCGCCCGCGGTCACGGCGAATACGCTCGCGGTCTGCTCGTCTATGATCCGGCGCGCCGCTTTGGCGACCGCCAGCCGCGCCGCGAGGATCGGCGACAGTTGCACCATCCGCGCGGCGACGAGGTAGGCGAGCGCGGCTTGATCCTTATCGAGCGCGAGCCCGTAAATCTCGGCGGCTTCCTCGTCGTCGGCGACGAGCAGGTAAAGCATGATCCCGGCGATCAGCTCGGTTTTCCCGTTTTTGCGGCCCGTGCTCAAATACAGCTCGCGATACCTGCGGACGTATCTCTGCCATCCGGCGTCGTACTCGACGGTGCCGAACAGCGGCACGATAACCTCGTCGCGCTCCCAATCGGCCGGGATGAACGCGCGGCGCGCCCAATCGCCCTTAGTGTGCACGAGCAATTCGGTAAAAAACGCGAGCGCGTGCCGCCAGCGCGGGCGGCACAGATGCTCGCCGCGGCGCTGGCACGTCTCGCCGTCGAATACGCGGCGGCACGGCGGGAAACGACGCCGATCGGGCCGGGCCA